TTTGATTCTATTAATACCATAGCATTATTATAATCAGTTGCTACTTTATTAATAATACTTGGAAATAATATTGGTTGTATGTTATTGTTACGATATTTTGCAACAACCTGATATGGCATAGTTGTTGCATCAAAAACAATAAACGCTGAATAGTCACCACCGCCACCTTCTGATACGTCAACAGTCATAAAATAAATATGACCAGGAATTGGTTTTTCCAACATATCAAAACCATCGGCAGAATGTATAACATCCTTAAATACCATATTTTTAATATAATATGCCGAAATTAATGTATTACTAGAGCCTTGGAAATCCGCTTCATGTTCTTGGGCAAACATAGCATCGCCCAAAGTTTTTCTTTGGTCAGCAGCCCATTTTTCATCTCTTCCTGGAACATTAAACCATTTAACACAAACAGCCTTAAATCCATTTCTACCTTCAACAGCATCAGTATATAATTTATAGAAGTGATTTAAGCCTCTTGGTGTTGAAGCTATAATAATTTTTGTCGATTTACCAGAAGAAAGTGTCGGATATACAGATGTGAAAAATTCTTCAGCATTTTGATTTTCGACGAAGGCAAATTCATCGAGCAACATCATACTAATAGAATAACCACGAATAGAGTTTGCAGAAGTAGTTTCGCAAAAAATTCTTGATTTGTTTTCAAGAACCATACTAGATTTATTCCATTCGATTAATCCTGGCTGTAACCAATAAGGTATTTGAGCATAAATTTTCTGGATTTTATCCATAATTTCATTAGCTGTTCGACCCTTATTTGCAAGGATTGCTACGTCTTTGTTTTGTGTAAAAATCACATACCAAAGCAGATAACAAGCAGAAGTTATAGTTTTACCAACCTGTCTAGCAGTATTTAAAACAGTTTTAGAATTATTGTGAATAGTATTTATAAAATCTTCTTGATAATCATATAACTCAAATGGAATCACACCTCTGTCAATATGAACAATTTTACAATAATGTTTGATGAAATATATCGGGTCTTGAGAACATTTTATAAATTCTTCAATCTGTTCCTTAGTAAATTTTAAATTCACACCAGCGGCTTTTAAGCCTCTACGACCTTTATAAAATTTCTTAACTTCTGGTAAATTTAATTGTTCTGCCATACATAATCCTTAATATTTTAATACTATTTATATTTGACAAATAAATAAAAATACCATATAATATTATTTTATAAACTAATATAATAAAATGAAAAAACTAACAACAGAACAATTTATAGAAAAATCCAAATCAATTCATGGAGATAGATATGATTATTCAAAAGTTTTATATGTTAATGCTAAGGTATTGGTGAGCATTTTATGTAAAGAGCATGGTGAATTTCTGCTTAGACCAGACGCACATTTAAGTGGGCAAAAATGTAAAAAATGTGCTTTTATTGATATGAAACAAACTAATTTAACTAAGTATGGTGTTGAACGACCAGCACAAAATAAAGAAGTGTATGATAAAGTAAAGAAAACCAATATTGAAAAATATGGGTCAGAAAGCCCATTTGGCAATAAAGAAATTCAAGAAAAAATAAAGAAAACAAATCTTGAAAGATATGGTTTTGAAAATCCAACACAAAACAAAGGAATCTATAATAAAGTAAAAAAAACCATAATTGAAAGATATGGTGTTGATAATCCGCAACAAAATCAAGAAGTTCGTGAAAAGACTAAACATACCATCCTTGAAAGATATGGTGTTGAGTATCTAACACAATCTGAAGAACTTTATGATAAAGTAAAGTCTACAAATCTTGAAAGATATGGTTTTGAGGTTTGTTCTAAAAATGATTCTATTAAATATAAGCAAGAACAAACAAACATAAAAAAATATGGATTTAAGCATAAAAATCAATCACACATGGTTGATATTTTGCACTTATTAAAAGATAAAAAGTGGTTGTTCGAACAATATATCATTAATAATAAAACTTCATATCAAATAGCACAAGAATTAAATATTACTTCAAATACTGTGCTAAACTATCTACATAATCACGAAATTGAAATAAAATATACAGTTGGATATTCAATGAAAGGTATCCAATGGCTAGAATCAATAATGGAACAACAAGGTATTTTTATTCAACATGCTGGTAATGTTGGAGAATTTAATATTCCAGGAACTAGATATAAAGCGGATGGATATTGTAAAAAAACCAATACCGTTTATGAATTTCATGGTGATATATTTCATGGCAATCCTGATTTATTTGAAGAACATGAAACACCAAACTTTTATGATAAGACTAAATCTGCTAAAGAATTATATGAATCTACTATAGAAAGAGAAAACAAGATTAAAGAACTTGGCTTTAATCTTGTTGTGATGTGGGAAAATGATTTCAATAAATTAATTGCTAGCCGGTAATAAATACTGAAGGAACTTCAAACATATCTTGAAATGTTTCTTCAATGTTTGCTATTTCAATCATGGCTTCTTTATATAAATCTCCACCACGTAATTTAACACCACCTGGAAGTAAAATATCGGAAAATTTACTTAAATTTGCACCCCATTGTTTCTTCATGTAGGCCACAACCAATCTTTTAAGCATCCTATCGTTGTATACACGGGTATAAGTATTTGGGTCAAGTAAACCATAACACTCTAAAATTATCCAGCCTTCAGGACCAATTCTTTCAAGAATATTAGCATCAATATAAACTCTTCCAGCATGTCTATTAAATCTTAATGTTGGTTGGCTTGTTAGGATTTGTTCCATCATAGCCAAATGTTGCATTGTTTGCGTATAATAAACCAAATTAGAGTTAGTTAGAGCGTAGAAGTCGTTTAACCTGAACTGATACTGCACATTAAACATATAATTGGAACTAGAGCTGTTTACTTGGCTCCAAGGCAATAATTTAGTAACACCATGAATGTTATCAGGCAATGTTATAAATCCATTTTGAATATCACTTAAAACAATGGAAACAACGGTTGCAGTAGCACCGGAAATTTCTCCAGTCAATACTTCAGCAACTTGTAAATTTCCTTGAATGATTTGCATTGTGCTTATTAATGGTGATACAAATTCATATACTTGGAATCTTGAACCAGTTACAGAAGAAATTACCCATTCATTTTGTTGAAAAGTTCCAGTAACACCAGAAACGGTGATTTCACTAGCATTTACTTGTCTTCTAACATAAGTTTTTTCATATGAGTCAAAATGATATTCGGAATAAAATTGGAAAGCATCATCAATACATGCTTCTATTTGACTTTCCTCAATGTTGACTTCAACAACTGGATAACCCAATTTTAATAAGCCATAATTTATTAAATCTTGTCTTGATGCAATAGCCATTTACATTCCTTTTAATATGTGGTATAATAAATATATTTATTACTATTTATACAGATTAAAATATATGAATCATTTCTACATCTATAAATACACATCATTTTCGGATGTTGCAAATTGGCATAAATTTCAAGCAGAGAATTTATAATAAGGCCACCATCCTTGGTATTTTAAATATCACTTTTCCTTTGATTACCAATAGTATTTATAGATAAATATATATTTAATTATTGGTGAAATATTATATGAGTATAGCATGTCCAGTATGTCAAAGTAGTTCAATAATTCGTAAAGGAAAAGTTCTTCAATCTGGCGAAATAGTTCAAAGATATAAATGTAAAATTTGTCCTAGCCCAATCAATAATTTCTATATTGCCATTAACGATGATATTATTATCAATGAACCAGCAATAGAATCAACTAATAAAAATAGAACATGGGTAGTAACTACAGCTGTTAATGATGTTCCTGTTAATGAAAAATTTTTAAATACTTTAAAAACATATTGTGAATATAATAATGCAGAATTATTAATTGGTGCAATAAAATATAATCAAGGTCTTAATGAAGATGGTTATTCTTGGGATGAATCAGTAATTCCATATTTAGTAAATACCAATATAACATTAACAAATGGTTTAAAATATCTTGCTGGTGTGCCTATTAGCCCAGCAATAGGCAACCCGTTATCTGGATTTGAAAGTTTCTCAAAAGGCGATTCTATAATTCTTTCACATCCACAATTGATGATGAAAACTGTTGCCGTATCTCATGTTGACCATGCTGCTATTTTAACTACTACTGGTTGCGTGACAGAACCAGTATATACAATAACAAAACAAGGTTCTAAAGCAAAGTTTAATCACTCTTATTCTGCATTAGTAATTGAAGAAGATTCTGAAATTGATAGTTTTCATATTAGAATATTAAATTCAGATGAAAGCGGCATATTTTATGACATTGATAAAATATATACTGGTGGTAGCATTAAATATACCAGCAATATACCAGCAATAGTCTTAGGTGACGAACATGTAGCTTTTGTTGATGAAGAAGTAATGAAAGCTACTTTTTACAATACAGATTCAATAATCAATGTTTTAAAACCAAAGAAAATTATAAGACATGATATATATGATGGATATAGTGCTAGCCATCACCACTCCAAAAATATTTTCACACAATATGCCAAACACATTAGTGGTAAAAATGATGTGTCAAAAGAATTAGCATTAACTATTGAGCATATTCTTAGAACAACGCCTGATTATGCTGAAAGTATTATAGTATCCAGCAACCACAATGAACATTTAACAAAATGGCTGAATGAGGCAAACCCAAAACTAGACCCAACTAATGCCATATTATATCATGAATTAATGTACTTAACTTTAAAGAATACTAAACTAGGTGAATCTGGTGCAGAATTTCCAAATCCTTTTGAATTGTGGTGTGAAAATAATTATGAATTAAATAATGTGAAATTTATAAGCGGGTTTGATACCTATAAAATAAAAGATGTTGAATTGTCGTTTCATGGTCATAATGGCGTAAACGGCAGTAGAGGAAGCATAGAACAATTTTCCAAATTAGGAACAAAAACAATATCAGGACATAGCCATAGTCCTGGGATTTTTGGCGGGTCTTGGGTGGTAGGAACATCTTCTAAACTGAAGTTAGAATATAACAGCGGTGGACCATCGAGTTGGAAACAAGCACATTGTATAATTTATCCTAATGGTAAACGCCAAATGATATTTATTAATTCTGGTAAATGGAGGCGTTAAGATTGATATAACTTTCTTTTCTTATAAGTTTTAATATTAAAAATAACCAAAATACTTGCAATGGCTGGAACAATACATATTGCAAGTATTTGTAACAATCCGAATAAAATAGCTTCAATCATAATTTTTAATAAGTTAGTTAAAATAATATTTATATCTTTCTATTACCAATGCTATCAAATATGGCATTGGTAATATCATCAATAGTTATTTCTATTCCAAGTTGTTCTGCTCTTGAAACCAATTTGTTACCGAATGATAATAGAATATTTTTATTTTCTTCAGTAAATTCTGGTATTGTGCTTTCAAGAACTATTGCATCCAATACAGAAACTATTTTATCATAAATTGGCTGTATTGACAAATCAAATCCACTTTGAGAAAAATCCGATAAAGCCAAATTAAATTCTCTACAAGCTAATGATGTGCTATCTAAAAATACAATCCTCAACCCAAGTAAAGAAATATATTGCTTAACATCATGGACTGTTAGTTTTCCTCTAATAGCAATATCTTTTCTATTAAATGCGGCTAAAATTGCATCAAAATTTTTAGTTTCTATGTATGGTAATATTTCTGAAGATAATGGTCCAGTTGTTAATTCTTCTGATAAATCTATCATCAAAAATATCCTTATATTTAATTATAAACGGTTAAAATTCCAGTTAACAATTTCTTCTTTTTTGTTAATGCTGTTATATTAGCCATAACGGAATAATGATAATTACCAGCTTTTAATGTTGAAGTTTGAGCATTAGATAAGCTGATTGTAAATTTTCCATTTATAGCATCTGTAATATTTATAGTTAATGGTATTGTTGTTAATGAAAAATATGAACGTTTAACAAATCCTGTTATTGTTGTGTTGCTTATATTCATAATAATGTTATCAGAATCTCTTGCTTCACATTCAACAGAAAAATCACATCCAATATAAGCACTAAAATCTTCTGATGTAGGTGTGACTTTATTTAATATTATTAAATTTATTATACTCTGTATAAATGATACTTGATTAGATGAAGTAACTATTATTGGTTTGTTAATATGTTTGTTAATTCTGGCTATTGAAATTGATTTATAAAATAACATTACATACATGATATTAGCATATATGAATTTAGTTATATTAGGTGTGTTATTACTTATTATATTTCTAGTTGTGCTTATCTGTTTTATGGCTTTACCAATACCAGAAGAAATAACATTTTTAGATATCGTGATTGCTTTAATTATATTTGTTACATGATTTGACACAACAATTCTATTCACGTTTATTTGTCTTATAGTTGTTCCAACACCAGAAGAACTAATGGTTTTTGGTATAGTAATGATTTGTTTTATTAACGTATTAATACCAGAAGAAACAATAGATTTTGAAGTGGTAATTGCTTTTTGTATACTAACAGTTCCACTAGATGTTATTGATAATGTTTCAAAAAATAAATTTGCTATCAATTGTTTAATGATATCTACTGTGCCAGTAGAAGTAATGGTTTTTGGTATAGTAATGATTTGTTTTATTAACGTATTAATACCAGAAGAAACAATAGATTTTGAAGTGGTAATTGCTTTTTGTATACTAACAGTTCCACTAGATGTTATTGATAATGTTTCAAAAAATAAATTTGCTATCAATTGTTTAATGATATCTACTGTGCCAGTAGAAGTAATTGTTTTAATGGCTGTTATTGCTTTACTAATACTTGAAATAGATATTGCATTTAATGTTTTATTTAATAATACTAATTTAAATATGCTAGTAACATTTGTGGCAGTCACAGTAAGATTTGTTATTATATTTTTTAATAAATTACTGGATGCAACAGCTACTATATTTCTTGAAGATGAAATAGACTTAACTATACTACTAGTATTGGTTGACGTTATATTCTTAAGCAATGAAACGGATTTAATTATACTACTAACATTGGTTGACGTTATATTTTTAACACTTGATATATTTTTAAGTATACTAGAACTTAAAGAAGAAGTAATAGAATTAATTTTCAATATTGATTTTACAGCAAGCATTGTTGCTGTAGATGTAATGGCCTTTATTGCAGATGTGCTTTTCACTACAATATTAGTTGAAGTTCCTGTAATGGTTAATGTTAAATTATATTGAGTTGCACTACTCTGATATTCCCATGCGCCTATATCATATGCCATTTTATGACCTTGTTTGTCCTATAATATCAACAGAAGGTGCGCCGGTAGAAGTTCCCGAACCAATACAAGTTGCACCAGCTTTTAGTCTAGCATCCATATTTGCTATTACTGAATCTGTATATGCTGGAGCTTCAATTTCAGATGCCGCAGTTAATCCTGTTATACAACTTGTAGCTGTACAGTTAGCGAATGTTCCAGTAGTACCACAATTATTCATTACGTATCCATAATTAGTTGTGTAATCTTGATACCCTAAGAATAAGCAATTGGTAAATGTTGAATTACCTCCATACCAAGGGTAAGCATACTTATAGCTATTTGGTGTTTTAGCTATATAAGTATTATTATAGTTTGTTGTCCCGGAATCTATGGTAATAGCTGATGTTCTAAATACACTGTTTTTTATTGTTGTGTTAATATTAAAATTTGTGAATATAGTATTACCAACCACAATACAACTATCAATTATACCATTTATATAAGTTACAAAGACAGGATTATTAGAAATAGATAAAAACATTATATTTGATAATGTGATATGTTTGCTATTTGATGCCAGAAGACTTACATAACCAACATTTAATTTTACACAAGCACCATAACTAGAGTTATATGTTAACTTATTAGTAGTTTTTGAAGCGTTATCTCTGAAACTAGCTCCAGCCTCACATCTAAGTATAACCCTATGAGTTGCATCTGTGGTCATTCCATTTATTGTTATGGTTGATGTTAATACAAACTCCTGATTTTTTAATTCACCAATCCAATCTTCATTAGTACCGGCAGCCGTTATATCAGCTGGACAAGCATCTTCCCATGCCTGTATAGTAGTATATGTGCCTCCAGTACCAATGCTTGAAATAGTCATATCTTAAATGGATTCTCTTTTATTTTTATTTTACTTGAAACTCTAATATCAGCAATAGATATTTCAATAGGCATATTGTGATTAATATCTATTTTATTTGCTTCTTGTGGTAATAATAGTAATTTAATAGCATCTAAATCAATAGATTTTGCTCTTAATTTTAATGCTGGGTCTATTCTTCTATCACCTTTTTGTGGTGAAATATAAGTTGTGGCTTCGTCATAAGTCATATCACTCTTAACAACAATCCAATTAGGATTATTTAATTCCGCTTGACTCCAATTCCAGGGAGAAGGGCATACCACAACAACATCACCACGCTTCAATATAATTGAATCTTCTACCTTATCTAGAGATACTTTATCCGTCCTTCTTACCAATAATTCAGATTTATATTTCATTGATATGCCGCATCCCATCCGGTATATTCTTGCACAACATCACCTTGAGGGGTATGATGAGCATATACACAATGAAAAACTGTATCATCAACTAATGCAGTCAATTCATGAGTATCACCAGCAACAATCAATCCAAATGGATAATCATCTGTTGATGCTATTTCAACAGTACGTTGTTCGCCATCTGGACTTGTTCTAACAATTCTCAATTTACCACGAACAACATAAGTAACATGGTCAAAATTATGTGTGTGCCCGTCAACTTTATCACCAACTTTTCTTAAAAAATTTGGTCTGACAAAAATATTACCTAAAACTAATTCCATACTAATACCTATTTAATATATAATAACTAAAAATGGAATGATAATTTAATATCATTCCATCACATCAATTCATTTTTATTTTACGAGTATTGACATTTACCAGTAATTTGTAAACTATCACCTACTTGTAAATTAACAACAGCAAATGTTGCTGACAAGAACATTGTTCCAGCAGAAGCAGCAGTAAATAAACCGGCCTCGTCTATTGCTTTTGGAGTTGAAGTACATGTAATAGTACCAACTGTTTGAAATGTATCATTTGTTACAGAAGTTGTTGTTACTGTATTTGTCCCATTGGCTCTTGTTTCTACTTCTGTAGTTAATGCTGTATCAGCAGCAACAGCAGTTCTTGCTGCTCCAGTTGCTCCTGTACCTATACCTATATATTTTGGTGGTGTTGAAGTTGTCCCATTTACTTGAGAAGCAATTAATGCTTTACCGTTGTTGGTTAATACGGTTGCTGTTGAAAATGCCATTGTTATTTCCTCTTAAATATTATTATCATTAATAACTATTTATGTATTAATTTTTTTATCTTCCAAAACAGCATTTTTATAATATTACTATTATAATAAGCTACCACACCTAAATCTTCTACTGTACCATCGGCACGTATTACTTTAGCACTCATAGAACTTTCTTTAATTTTTGATTTATTACTAAAAATCATATCAACCCTCTAAAAATATACCACTATATAAAATTTGATTATCAAAATTTGCTTAATAAGTTATTTAATTATCAAACAATGCATCATATAATACTTCTAAGACCTGAGTATTTGTTTGAGCAGCTAATGGGTCAAACAATGCATCATATAATACTTCTAAGACCTGAGTATTTGTTTGAGCAGCTAATGGGTCAAACAATACTCCATATATAAAACTACTGTTAATAGTCATATTTTAGTTATATTTGGATTTACCGTAATTATTCCTTCAACTATTCTAAAAATCTTATTAGAAGTATTTATTAACTCTATATCATATACATATCTACCGGGAATCAATAAATCGGTAGTAATATTTGATAATTCCATTTTTACTTTACCAGTAACAGCATCAGTAATTGTTATAACAAATGGAATGGCTGTATTATTAGCCCCTATAGTGCTTTTTTTAAGTTTTCCAGAAATAGAAAATCCTGTAATATTAACAGGAATATTATCATTATCAACAACAGTAAACGTCCTAAAAAAATCCGTTCCTTGGTCTATTGTTAAATTATAAGTTACT